AAGAGTTTTAGAAGTTGGTAAGATGAAAATTGAAGAGGCATTGTGCGAAAAGGACTTGGAACAGTTCTACACACAAAGAGCACTTATCGCAGGAGGCACTTACGACATGATGGCCTACGCAAAAGAATACACCGCTTTAAAAGTTGCAAAAATTCAAGCGAGTCTTGAACTTGCGATTTGGCAGAGCAACGCTTTTTTCGATGGCTTCATTGATATAATTGACGGCGCAGGAAGTGCTGTTGCAGGAAATACTGGTGGTGAAACTTCTATTACACAAGCAAATATTTTTGATATAATCAATGCAATGTTCGCAGTAGTTCCTGCTAATGTTCTTGACAAAAGTGATTTGAGTCTTTACATGGGATGGGACACTTTTAGAACTGCAATAAGTGCAATCACTACTACTAACTTTTTCCATTATCAAACTGACGGGTCGATGGAGAAAGGACAATTAAAATATCCGGGTACTAATTTAACTATGGTTGCCGTTCACGGATTGACTGGAGAAGATAGAATGTTCATCACTCAAGATTCTAATTTATACTGGGGAACTGATTTACTACATGAAGAGGAGCAGTTTATAATGATTGCAAATCCGTTTGAAGGAAACAGAATCCAATTTACTGCAAGAATGAAAGGTGGAACTCAAGTTGCTTTTCCTGCAAACATTGTTGAATATACTAACACATAAATAAAATAAATACTATGGCTTGTGCATTAACCCAAGGAATATCGGCGCTTGAATGTCGCAACAACGCAGGAGGTGTGTCAACAGTTTATTTGACAGAATTTGCAAATGTAGAAGACTACACATTAACGGCAGGAGTTTTAACTTCAATCACAATGGCAGTAGGAACTCAATTTTGGCAATACTCCCAACTAAAAGAAACTTCTGATTTCAAGGAAGACTTTAAAATTTCTGCAACGAAGGGAACAATTGGCTACGAGCAAACAGTTTCTCTTTTCATTCCGAAGCGTGACACCGAAAAACGCAACGAATTATATCTACTTGCACAGAACACCATTATGGTTATCGTTAAAGATTTGAACGGTTACTACACAATGATAGGCCTTGAAAGAGGTGCAGATTTGAATGACGGTTCAACTTATAACACGGGTAAAGCAGTAAGTGATGACAATGCTTGGTCATTGAATTTGATGGCAAAGGAAGGGATTCCTGCACCTGAAGTTGATGCGACCTTGATTGCTGACCTTATAGTTCCTGCGGTTTAACTTTTAAAATGTTGAAAAGCCACTGGTAGAAATATCGGTGGCTTTTTAATTTTACAGAATGAGAGGTAAAAAAGCAAAGAAGATTAAAAAAGAGATGTTGAAGTTGATGCCTAACCTTGCTATTTATAGTGCAAAACAATTCAAAAACATTTACCGAAACGAAAAGAAAGTGGAACGAAAATCAATTATTGCTATTTAGTTTTAATGATATTGCTGAAGTACAATATTGCTAATGATGTGGTCGTTACCTTGACTGAAAAAGAAACAACATTTGTTCCTTTGCAATTTGTATTTGTTTTCAGTAGTGGAAATAAAGGTAAGAGATATGCAACGGCAACGACAAATGACGAATCACTTTATCCTGAACGATATAATAAATTCACAATCACTCAAAGCAATAGTCCGAATCTAATTGACGGAGAAATAAAACTTGGCGAAGATGGTTTTTATTCATATACTATTTATGGAATTGACGAGGTTTTAGACCTTCAAGAATTGATTGCGCTCATTGGAATGACTTGGGCAGAAATAACGGCGTTATATAATGTAGTGATTTTGGAAACTGGTAAAATGAGATATGTAAAACCTCCTGAAGCCAAAGTAGAATACAATGCTGCTCCCGAAAACAAAACGATATTTCAGAACCTATGATAAAAAAATTAAAGTCGGAAACTTATTCGATAAAATTAGCGGCGCACAAAGTCCCGTTATTTTTGGAGCAGACACGCCGTGAAGACCCTTATGTGACTTACGGTGCGGATACTGATAACGATAGACAATGGTTCAATCTTTATCCTAATTATTTGTTACAACTGTTTAATCGTTGTTCAAAACACAATGCTATTGTTCTTGGTAAGACATCATTTATTTTAGGTCAAGGATTTAAGAAAGAAGACACTTTTGAATCAGCGAGGTTATTTAATTGGTTGGACAATATCAATCCAAGTTATGACTCAACAGAATTAGCACGGAGAATAATAACTGACCTTGAACTATTTGGGGGATTCATTTTAAAGATTCACACAAGAGCAGACGGCAAGGGAATTTCAGAAATTTACCATGCTGACTTTTATAAGTATAGAACGAATATTGCATCAACAAAATTTTATTACACTGCGAACTGGGGAGGACAAGGTTATCTGAATCCACAATTGAATGATGACTTCACAGAATATCCTGCCTATGTTCAAGGCAGTCAAGAGCCAGTGCAAATATTTTATTACAGACAATATCGTCCCGGATTAAATTGTTATCCATTGCCCGAATACATCGGAGCTGCGGCGGCAATAGAAACCGATATCGAGATATGGAACTATCATTTGAACAATACAAAGAATGGTTTTTGGGGTGGCAAATTAATATCCTATCCTAATGCACCACAAGAAGAAGACCAAGCAGATGTAGAGCGGAAGTTGCAGAGGAAATTTGCAGGAACGGATAACGCAAATAAATTCATTTTATCATTCGGAGCAGGTGACCAACAAATTCAGATTTCAGATTTGACGAACACAAATTCAGATAAGATTTTTGAAAGTTTGATTCCGAATATTACTCAAGAGATTATAACAGGTCACAAAATTACATCAGGAATGCTATTTGGTATAAAAGAACCGGGGTCACTTGGTGGGCGTTCCGAGATTTTAGATGCGTGGAATATTTTTCAGAGTTCTTATGTCGCACCGAAACAAAAAGAAATTGAAAGGGTGTTTAACTTTTTTGCTGAAGTGATGGGTGTACCCGCTCAATGTAGCATCACGCCGTTGAAACCTGCGGTTAGTTATTCGGAGGCAACTGTTGTTGCGGCGATGACACCTGAAGAATTAAGAAGAGATATCGGACTTGACCCATTGCCAACTCTTCCTAATGGTTCACCTGCAATAAATTCCGCTCCTGATAGTTTGCCAACCGAGGATTTGATTCCAACGCAGAATATGTCAATCAATGACAACATCAAGAATTTGACGGCAAAGCAACACCAACAACTGATTAGAATAATTCGCCAATACAACAAGCAACAGCTCACCCAACAAGCCGCTACTGCACTCTTAAAAGCAGGATTAGGACTATCTGATTTGGAGATACTTTCTTTGCTCGGAATTGAAGAAGATGAAGTTGAGTTGAGCAAATTTTCAGACGAGATAGATGAAAAACTTTTGACACAATTTAAAAAGTATGGCATCAATAAAAAAGATATTTTTGAAACCCACAGAAAATTAAAAGATGGAGATGCGATGTTATTCGCTCAAGGAATTTTAAGTAAAGATGAATTGAAAGTGATTTCATTATTGGATAACGACCCTTTAACAAAGACAAATACTATTGCCGAACTTCTTAAATTGGATGTTGCAGAAGTTGATGAAATAATCAACACCTTGGTTGAAGAGAAATATATTAAGATAAAAGATTTAAAAACTTTAATCGGAGAGCCAACAAAATATACAGTTCTAAAAAAGGGGAGTGATATAATTGCTGACGTGCCAAAATCCGTTTCAATCAAATCAGTTTACGAATATCAAGAGAGGATAGGACTTCCTGCATTGCTGACTGTTCATCGTCCATTTTGCGCTAAAATAATTTCGCTTGGAAGAGTTTACACCCGTGCCGACATTCAAACAATCAGCCAAAAAGTTGGGTACGATGTGTTTGAATATACCGGCGGATTTTATACAAACCCGAAAACTTTAGAGACCACTCCTTACTGCCGTCATGAATGGAAATCACGAATAATATACACCACTAAATGATAATATCAATTCTACTTTCTGAAAGCAGGTTAAAAGAACTGACAATCATTGACGAAAATGTTGACCCAAAAATATTAACGCCAACGATAAGAGATGTGCAGGAGTTGTATCTTCTTCCTATTCTCGGAACTGCGCTTTATAATGACTTACAAAATGAGGTCGTTACTGACCCTGACTTGTCAAGTAATCTTGATTACCAAAATCTTCTTACAAATTACATTCAGATATTTATGGCCAAGGCGGTGCAATACGAATGTTATATGGAGTTGAATATTAAGACAACCAATAAAGGGGTGCAAACAAAAACTGGTGAGAACTTATCTTCCGCATCGCTTGGGGACATCGTGCAATTAGCTAACAGAGAAAGTTCAAAAATGAAGATTTATCAAGAGCGATTGACTTCTTTTCTTCTTCAATATGCGCCTACTTTATATCCATTATATTTGACTCCTGGGAGTGGCATTGATACAATTTACCCCCATACAACAAATAATAAAGGAGGGATTTATCTTGGCCCATCAATTAGACAAAATTCAGCATTAGATAACTTTAGAAATGAAAGAAGAACAAGCCGACAAAATAATCCTTGGGGGTATCCAACGACCGACCAGTAAAAGAAAATATGAAAACAATAAAAACATTAACAAGTTAAAAAAGTTTTTGAATGTTCACGCACAATCAGATAATAAGTTCCTTCAAAACATTCTCAAGCGACCATGAGCAATTAGAATCTTATGGCACTGGGCCAATAGATGAAGTGAATGAAGCGACAATTCAAGAGCCAATTTATTACCCTCAAATGTGGGCGTTTTTATCGGGAGCAGCGACAAGCGAGAACACAATTTCATATTCATACGATGTTTTGTTTTACGACCTTGTTCAACCTGATGCGAGTAATATGGATGAAGTTTTGAGCGATACAATTTTAATTGCCAATGACTTTTTAATTTACTTGAATGCGCCTGAAAATTATGACAAATGGTTTTTTGATATTGGACAAAGCATAGAACCATTTACTGATAGATTCCGGGACGATGTCACTGGAGTAAAAGTTTCAATCACATTAAAAACAAGGGGGGCGCAGGACAATTTGTGCATCGTTCCAATGATATGAAAAGAAGTAATTTAAAAATGGGATATGATAAAGAGCCGAAGGATAGTGAGCCAATATTTTGGTGGGTAGTGGCGATTGTATTGACAATCGTGTTTATTTATATTGTAGTAAAAAATAATTTTTAAAGATGAATGATACAAAATTTCAGGATAAGATAAAAGCGTGGGCGTTCCCAATTTTATTTTCAATGATAAGTTTTTTTCTATATCACTTTTACACTCAACAAGAGCAGTTGATAATTGCTATTGAGAAAAACGGACTTCAACAAGTAGAACAGGACGGTAAGTTTTCTCTCATAATTTTTAGGTTAAACGCTTTAGAAAAGCAGATTGAAACTCTTCAAAACAAATCTTTTTAATGCAGTGGTTAAAAAACTTTTTTACGGGATATGATTCTTTGCCGCATGTTGAATTTTTTACAAAGAATAATGGATTCACAGAGTTCACATTGGATGTGGATTCAAATTGGTATCACGGGGAAATCAACATTGGCGGAGAAATAAAGTGGAGCATTGAACCAACAGAAAACAAAGAAGAAATGGAAGTTTTTGTTTATGAAAGATTTTTAGAACTATATTGAGATGGGAATAACAGTAAAATTAATTGCGGCGATGTGTATTCTCTTCTGTTTAGTCGGAGCGATAATTGATTTAAAAAATTATATTAAAAACAAATAAAATGAAAACTTACACTTTTAAAACTTTTAAAGGAAAAAATAAAGAACATTATTTTCATTTAAAAGCAAGTAATGGAAAAATCATTTTGCAGAGTGAGGGGTATAAATCAAATGCCACAATGCTGCGAGTTATTACTTCATTGGTCAATCATATTCCTTTAGCAAAAATACTTTAAAACAAATAAATTATGGAACAATTAAAAACAATTTGGGAATGGTTTTCAGGAAAGAAAACTGCCCTTGCATTAATTTTGATGATGGTTGCACAAATCGGTGGTTTGTCACCTGAAGTTATACACATCTTAACAGTGTTATCTAACTTGCTTGGTGGAGTTGGATTGACTCATAAGGTGATGAAAGCAATGAGAAAATAAATACCGAGAGCTCCGAGAAAAACAAACTTTCGGAGTTTTTTTTTATGAAAAATGAAAACAGATTAATCGGAATTGACATAAGGGTAGTCGCTTGTATTGAATCACTTGCTGAAAAAGTGATGAAAGAAATGGGCAGGGAGCTAATAATTATTTCGGCATATAGGTCATTTGAGGCGCAGGCAAAGTTATACGCTCAAGGAAGGTCAGCACCGGGCAAGATAGTAACGAGGGCCGTTGCAGGAAGTTCACCACACAACTTCCAGTGCGCAGTTGATTGTTGGGTAATGAGTGAAGACGGAATAAGTATAGACTGGAATAATTCAGACTTTAAAACCATAGCAAGGTCACACGCCGCCGCCGTTTCTGATAAAATAGTTTGGGGCGGCAACTTTCAATCGTTAACTGATTACCCTCATTGGGAATATAAGAATTGGCGAATGGTTCGGGCGATGGTAGAAAAAATAATTCCTAATTCAGAATAGTTTGGTTTGCCCAATGGTCGGGAGATAGTTGGGTTTTTTATTTTATTTTCGCAAGGTGTTCATATAGAACTATCCTGCAATATGTAGAGAGTTTAATGTGCGACTTATTCGCCAATGACTCAAGTTCCTTTTTCAATTTCTTTTCAGCTCGGATATTGATTCCCGTGTATTCTTTCTTTTCCATATTGCAATAATAGACTATTTATTTAACAATGCTTAATAATTATGCACATTTTAAATGTTTATAAATAATTGTAAAATAAAGCTGCACAATTAAAAAACAATGTTATTTTTACATCGTCATAAAAAAAGACACAAACAAAATGAAAAAGCACCTTGAATCACAAATTAAGTATTCGGATAAAAAGTTAACCGAATTAAAAGAAAAATTAATGACAAATTTTTGCCACGAACTCCCTTGGCTTGGAGAAGACATTTACAAATATCAATACAAGTTTGAACATTATAAACAAATGTTAAGTGAATTAGATGAACATTCAGAGGAAGAGGTATTAAATTACTGGATAGAACAATTTACTAATTTTATTAGTCAATCTTATAATGTGAGAGAAAATTCAACGGGCTCATTATTCCGTGAATGTTCAACTTGGAAATTTATTTGCAATATGGAATTATTAAAAGAATTAAAATCAATTTAAAATCAAACAAAATGAAAAACAAAATCACAAATAAATCAGTTAATAGAAAACTGACATTTTTACAAGCAACTCAAATTTGTATTTCAATTTTGGAAAACAAATTAAGTAGTTCAATAGCAAAAAAAGAAGCAAAAATTGAATTAACAAGATTTGCAAATGAACTGGATAGAATTGATAATTTAACCAACTAATCAAAATTTTAAAACTAAACAAAAACAAAATGAAAAACAAAATCACACCTCCACCAGTACCGCCGAAAGACATTAATGAATGGTTCGAGTACATCTCGGCTATGGCTACTAAAGTAATTATTGCAGGATTCCTTATTGAAATTGTTTACCACACAACTAAATCAATATGACAAGCGAAGAACACCTACAAGAAATTGAGCGCATTGTTAAAGATAATGCAACTGAATTAATATCAGCAATTGAAAACAGAAAACCATATACAGAAATTTACAAACTGCTTATCATTAATCAATTTTATAAAGTACACCGGGAACTTAACGATAATACAGAACTTTATTTAAAACCATAAACAAAATGAACAAATCAGAATCAATCAAAACAATCGCTCCTGCGCTATTGAAGGCGCAGGAAGAAATGGGTAACGCTAAAAAAGGAGCAACCAATCCATTCTTCAAATCAAAGTACGCCGACCTCAATTCGGTGCGTGAGGCGGTCATTCCTGCCCTCAACTCAAATGGCATATCAATACTTCAACCGACAACAACTATTGAAGGACGGCCATTCGTTGAGACAATCTTGCTGCACGAATCAGGGGAATGGATTAGTTCGCTTACAGAAATCATCTGCAATAAGCAGAACGATGCGCAATCACACGGGTCTGGGTTATCTTATGCTCGGCGGTATGCAATCTCAAGTATCATGAATATTGGCGCATCTGATGACGATGGGCAAGATGCGGTTAAGCCGAATCACAATATCACCCTTTCCGAAAGTAATAAACCTTGGCTCAACAAATTTGAAAAGGACGGTTCAACCATTACTGAACTATGGCAAAAGGCGAAAATTAATATTGAGGCGGGGAAGGTTACAATGGAGCAAATCAAAGCGAAGTATATCGTTAGCAAAGTTCACCAACAAGAACTACAATCGTTATGAAATCATCTTGTTGCAGCGCAATCACTTACGAATATATGGAAGAAGTCTATTGTGATTTTTGTGGGAATAGTTGCACAGAAATTCCTTCAGACCCTCCAGTAAGGTATCCGTTAAAATATAAAGTAAGCGATTGGAACTTTGATACTTTTGGATTCTTTGTTTCGTTTAACGATGAATCACTTTGGCTAACAGTTAATGAGTTCATGTCAACGACTTCAGAATTGTGGCATCAAAAATCAGAGAGTGACATCGAAGCCAATGGTGACTATCTTGAGAACCTTTATGCGAAAGAGCAAAATGAAATTAATTTTAATAATTTTGTTGCCGGGTTAAATGAATATTATATTTCAGAAGTTTTAATAGACAAACTAAAATGAAAGAAGAATTAAGTGA